CCCTAAGAATACCTAGTGAGTGGTTTTGCCTTAACCTGCCAGCATCAGTATCTAAGCTACTCCCAGATGGGGAGCTATCGGCTGCTAAAGCTCAACTGTCACCTGACCAGTATATGCAAGAGTATGAATGCTCATTCGAGGCGGCAATACTAGGAGCGTACTACGGTACAGAGATGCGTGAGGCTACAGAGCAAGGGCGCGTCACTAGAGTAGCCTATGACAATAACGTGCCTGTGCATACTGCTTGGGACTTAGGATATAGAGATGACACGGCAGTTTGGTTCTATCAGGTCATCAGAGATGAAGTACATATCGTAGACTTTTATGCAATTTCTGGTGCAAATATTGACGAAATAGCTGAAAATATCTTAGCAAAGCCGTATAATTTCGGTAAGCACCACTTGCCGCATGATGCACGAGCTAAGACTCTGGCGGCTGCTGGTAAGTCAGTAATTGAGCAATTGGCGGTACACTTTGGCATCAATAGCCTAGCTATCGTGCCAGACCTGTCAGTACAAGACGGTATACAGGCTGTCAGAAAGATGCTGCCGCAGTGCTGGTTTGATGCAGATAAGTGCAGTGAAGGCATAGAGGCTTTACGTCAATATCAGAGAGAGTATGATGAGGACAAGAAGGCTTTCCGGCAGACACCACGACATGACTGGTGTAGTCATCCGGCAGATGCTTTCCGAATGTTATCAATAGCATGGCGGTCAGAGCCGCGAGTCAGACAACCTGATACGGCTCGCCCGCTGCTGGTAGGAGAGCAAAACACAGCAACACTTAACGATGTGTGGGCGCAAGCAAATCAACCTAAGAGAGGCAGAATATGAGTGGCATAGCAAATCCCTATCGGTATCAATACGAAACAGTTGCAGCAAGTCAAACAGCACAGGTTCTAGGCGGCACAGGAGCTATCGGTGACTACCTGCACAGAATTATTATTACTACGAACACTGCTGCCACTGCCACAGTTACTTTGCTCGATGGTGCAACATCAATACCATTACACTCAGGTGGTGGCCCTGCTGGGGGCGGTGAGTCGATAGAGCTAAACATAGCATCCGTGTCTGGCGCGTGGAAGGTAACGACAGGAGCAGGTTGTACGGTCATAGCTGTAGGCATATTCTCAGCATAATGCCTAGTCCTAAGCAATATGCAGAAGGTCTGAGTGCTATGACTGACAAAAAAGAAGCCTTATTTCAGTCTGGCATTCGTGCTACTCCTTGGTTTACTGAGTTTGTAGACACACACGGAGAAGAACCCAATCTTTCACCTAGCGCAGATTACAATTATCGTAAGGCTTGGGATGCTGGTCTAAGGCCATCACCTAACGAATATGATAATAATAGGCATCATTGGCCCTCTTCACTACCTAATGGAGAGATGTTAAAAGAGCAAGGTCATCCGACTCTATGGAAAGAGCATTACATGAGAGCTACGGGAACAGACCCAGACTCTGTTGGAGCTACAGAACAGGATTACTTAAAGCTATATGCCAAGCCCTAAACAATATGCAGAAGGTCTGAAAGCTAGAGACAAGGTATATGGGTACGAGATACGCGACCCATCTGAGTCTGAGAATACATACTTTAAGCAAAACCCTAACGTAACAGGCATGGCTGCTGATGACGGTAGAATCATATTGAACTCATATAGCGGCTTGAGTCCTGAGAGCCAGAGGAGCGTTGCTGGTAATGAGGCTACAAGGCTGTACATGAGAGACAAAGGTTACAAGTTTGACTTTCCTGTACCGCAAGCCAGTCAAGCACCGTTTAAGGGTACTGTATATGCAGACCCAGAGAACTTACATCACCTGCAAAGCACAATAATTGCTCGTGGCGTAGTGGGAGATCAATCTGCTGGTGAGATAACTCCTGCACAGAAAATATGGGTAGACAGGATTAAATCTGAAATGTCAGGTAGATAAGAATGCCAAGCCCTAAAGAACTAGCCGCTGGTCTTAGAAACCAAGAGGCAACATCACCTAATTCAAAAGTGATGTTTGTGGGGCAAGAACACGGAAAGAAAACGGCCTTGCCTGACAATGTTAAGAAGATGGTTGAGAAGTATGGCGCGTACTATGAAGGCGCTGGAGGCGATAAGTCAGATGCAATCAAGTATCAAGGTTCATGGGATGACAAAGCTAGTAAGGAAGTAAAAGGCTACCCAAAGGAGTTTCTATACACCCTATTTACAAATAGCAATGTTAATAACCAGAAGAAAAACTTAACACAACCAGACAAGACTATCTTTGATAGCGCACTAGCGGCTCAAGGTAAATGGGGGTACTTCAAGGATCGTAAGTTTGACGCAGATACTCTTAAACAGTTTTTATCAGCATCAGGAATGCTGGATAAGAGTAAACAACCTGCTACTGAGAGTAACGTAAAGAAGTTTATTGACGAAGGGGAAGGGCTGATGTGGCCCAAGAATTGGGAGGAGTATCCCAACCCTGCTGGTAAACTAGCGCAAAAAGCTAGTGAATACAGAACAAACTGGCTTAAATCGCAAAAAGAAGGGGTCTATTTTGTTGGGTCAGACCACATGAAAGAATTAAATAAACCTAAAGCTAATGAGACTGCTCCATCACAACTAGCCAAAGCCTTAGCTAGGCAAGACTCAGTAACTAAACAGCCTCGTAATAGGTTTTTTGGCGCTGTTGCTGACGCTGCTGGCTATTTATCAGATCAAGCCGACAGATATGTAGTACCTGAGCGCGATCCATTATTTGGCGGTATGCGTGGTGGTGATCTGCTGCCGCTAAGGAACGTCAACAGACTGCTAGACGATCTAAGCTACGGTGGGCGCATAACTACAGGCAGAGGACAGACTACAACGCTAAGGCCAGAAGTAGTTGATACTGTTGCGTTAGGCGGGGCAATGCGGCCTTTTATACAAAAAGGTGGTGAAGCTGCTCTAAAAACTCTAGCTGAACAGGTACAGAACAAAACGGGATTTGCAAGGCTTATGCCTGATACAAGAATGAGCATAGTGCCAGAAGGCGCGTCTATGCCGCAGCGACCTAAGACAGAGTTCGAGATACTGCACGACACAGCCCAGAGAAATGCTGCGCTACCAAAGGAGCAGGGTGGACTTGCTTTGCCATCTAGTAATACTGGTATGGATAGAGCTGCTGCTATGGGTGCGGTAGACTATTTGCATGGCACACAAAGATTAGACAGATTGCTATCTGGTAAAAATTTAGACCCTAAAAGAGCTACATCTGGGCCTATGCCATTTGGTACAGACACACCACCTGTTGCATCTGGTTACGCTATGAACAAACAAGACACTAGCAGAATGGCTGATGACATAGGTGGATTAGACCAATACTTTCAAGTATCTCCTAAGTCACTAGGGTTCAGAGGGAAAAATCCATACACAGTAGAACAAAGCTGGAATCATTTATCGCCAGAAGTTAAAACTGATATTTTAGATAAGTCTCGTAGAATTGGGTATAAAAACCCAGAAGAGGCAGAGGGTGCTTGGACATTGCATCCAACGTCAAAAGGAGCGCCATTCTCTCCTAGCCATTTTGAATACGAATTAAAGGCAGCTAAAGGAAACCCATTAGCCGCACTAAGAAGCGTGTACGGAGAAAGCGGTATGTTAGATGTGTATGCCCCATCTGAACTAGCTGATATTTACAAATTAGCTGGATACCCGCACGAAATTAGTCAGGCCAATGCTCCGTGGACATCTGCACAAGGTGTGTTGACAGGCAAGGCTATGATAAATAACCCATTAAAGACAAGTAATGTTGAAGAGATTAGAAGCACAGTCATACCTGCGTTAAAAGAAGCGTTTGCAAAAGATAAGACAAGACTAAAAACATCTGGTTCTGACGAGTGGGCAAAAGATGCTAGATATACGCCTAAAGAATGGGTGAATCAGTTAGAACAAGACTTAGCTAAGGGTGATAACTCTTATGTTTGGACTTCTATACCAGACAAGGTAACAGATCAGATAAAGAAATTAGGCTATCAAGGAATTATTGATACGGGTGGTAAAGGTGGTGATCTTTATGGTCATCAAGTGGTTATACCATTTCAGCCTTCACAAGTTCGTTCCCGCTTTGCAGCCTTTGACCCAATGCGTAGACATGAAGCAGACATTCTCGCTGGTGTAGGTGTTGGCGGGATGTTAGACCCTCAAGCAATAGCTGAAGCACTTAGACAACAGGACAGAAAATGACCGAAACTCCAATTGAGAAATATCTGAACGTAATCGGTAGCTATGACAACGAGTTCAAGAAGTGGGAGGCTCGTTCTGCAAAGATCGTTAAACGCTACAGAGATGATAACCGCAGCCAGAACTCTAACGAGACGGCAAAATTTAATATTCTCTGGTCAAACGTACAGACCTTAATCCCAGCGGTCTATTCTAAGCTGCCTATGGCTGACGTATCGCGTAGGTTTGGAGACAATGACCAAGTAGGTCGTGTTGCCTCACAGATCATTCAGAGAGCTATTGACTACGAGATTGAGCATTATCCAGACTTCCGTGCAACCATGAAAAATGCGGTACAGGATCGCTTCTTAGGCGGTCGTGGTGTCGCATGGGTACGCTACGAGCCACATCTAATTGAGCGTGATATGCCAGAAGATGGGCTACAGGTCACTGAGGACTCTGATGAGGTAGAGAACGATACAGCAGAGACATACGAAGAGATTGAGTACGAGTGCGCTCCTACCGATTACGTTCACTGGAAGGATTTTGGTCACTCAGTAGCTCGTACATGGGAAGAGGTCACGGTAGTATGGCGCTGGGCTTACATGACGCGAGAGGCGCTTATAGAGCGTTTTGGCGAGGAGTCTGCAAAGAAGATACCTTTGGACAGCGGCCCACAGACACTAACTTCGTATGGTCAATCTAGCAAAGAGCATACACGCGCAAAGATATGTGAGCTATGGGATAAGGAAAGCGGCAAGGTCTACTGGTTTAGCAAGAACAGCAACTACATCATAGACGAGCGTGATGACCCCATCGAGGTCGAAGGCTTTTTCCCTTGTGGCAAGCCTCTGTACGCTACTTTAACCTCTGATTCTCTAGTGCCTGTACCTGACTTCGTGCTGTATCAAGATCAGGCTACAGAGCTGGACATTCTGAGCGACAGAATTGATGGTCTGGTCAAGGCTCTAAGGGTACGAGGAGTATATGACGCAAGCCAGCCAACGCTACAACGTCTGCTCACAGAGGGAGACAATAATACTCTGATACCCGTTGATAAGTGGATGGCATTCAGTGAGAAGGGTGGGCTGAAGGGTAGTATCGACATCCTGCCGCTTGATGTCATAGCTGCTACGCTCATCAACTGCTACCGGGCAAGAGAGGACATAAAGAGCCAGATTTACGAGATAACGGGCATATCTGACATTATCAGGGGTCAGACCAGTGCAAGCGAGACTGCAACTGCACAACAGATCAAGGGCCAGTATGCCGGGCTTAGATTAAGAGCAATGCAGGAAGAGGTAGCTCTGTTTGCATCTAGCCTGATTAAGCTCAAGGCGCAGATCATGTGTACCAAGTTCCAGCCGCAGACTCTA